GCAAAAAAAGATTGGCGTAACGGCTGATGGTGCTTTTGGGCCGGGAACGCTCAAGGCCGCTGCTGCTTATTACAAGCTGAACCGCAATCGGGCGGCGCACTTTTTCGCACAGTGCGCTCACGAAAGCGGAAATTGGAGGGCAACCAGCGAAAACCTGAACTATGGCGCGAAGGGCCTCAGAGGCGTCTTCAGAAAATACTTTCCGACTGATGCGATGGCAAATGCCTACGCCCGCCAGCCCGCCAAGATCGCCAATCGGGTCTACGGGAACCGCATGGGTAATGGCCCCGAAAGCAGCGGCGATGGCTGGAAATTTCGCGGCCGCGGCTTCCTCCAACTCACTGGACATGACAATTACAAAGCGTTTTCGCAGTACATCAATCGCCCCGATATCATGGATAACCCAGACTTGGTTGCGGGCGAGCTTGCTATCGAAAGCGCGCTGTGGTTTTTTGACCGCAACAAGCTGTGGGGTATTTGCGATCAAGGCATTACTGATTCCGCGATTCTTGCCCTGACTAAGCGGATCAATGGTGGCACACATGGCCTTGATGATAGAAAGCTCAAGACCAAAAAATACGCCGGCTGGCTCTGATGTTCGGTATACCTTCCCCTTATGTGCTGGGCGGCTTGCTGCTCATTGGCTTCATCGGAGGCTACAAGGTGAAGGATTGGCAATGCGATGCGGCATATTCCAAGGTTCTGGAAAAGGCCGCAAAGCAGAAAGAACAGATGCAGGATGTGATTGACGCTAAGGCGCGAGAATATGAGGAAATCCGCGATGTGGCTGCGCAACGATCTATTGAGCGAACTGACACCATTCGCGAAATTTACAAGACTATCCCTGCCCCTCCTGCTGACTGTCCTACTCCTCCTGACGATGTTATCGGGGTGCTCATCGAAAGCATCCGTGATACAGACGCTCCCGAGGCCCCCCGCCAATCTGGCGCACCCGTGCAAGAGCCTGAATGAGCCGCCTATACCCCTTATAGACCCAGAGCGGGCTTTGTGGGAGAAAGGCATCATTGAAGCGTTTGGCGATTGTAAGATGAAGCACAGGTCGCTTGTTGAAGCGTGGCAGGAAGCCTTAGAGATTAACGCGAAATGAGGAGAGCACTGTGAGGCTCAAGGATACCACGGGCGCGTTTGCTGTTATTGCTGCCTAACCTCGCAAGGATGTCGTAAGCGTGGCCAATCAAGCGTTTCAAATAAATGCCTTTCAGGCCGACGCCTTTCAGGTCGGCATACAGACGCTCGTCCAGACGGTACGGTTCGACAACACGAACACGTTTTACGCAGCCACGCTCAACGCCACCTATGAGATTGCTCCGGCGCTATACGCCAACACGAACACGTTCTATGCCGCCACGCTGACGATCGGCACCGTAACGCTGCAGCCGGGCCTCTATACTAACACAAACACGTTTTACGCAGCCACGCTGACGGTCGGTACGGCAACGCTGTTGCCGTCACTCTACACTAACACGAACACGTTCTACGCGGCTGCGGTAGCCCCCGGCACGGTAACGCTGCTGCCGTCACTCTACACTAACACGAACGTCTTCTACGCCCCAGCGGTGCAGGCAACTAACACGCTGCTGCCTGACCTATTTACCAACACAAACACGTTCTACACGGCGCGAATTGCCAACGTCGTCGTTTTGCAACCTGACCGCCTTGACAACACGAACACTTTCTATGCGGCATCTCTGCAAGCGACTAACACGCTCCTGCCAGATCGTTTTGATAATACGAACACCTTCTACGCCGCTACGGTAGTCCCCGGCGTTGTAACTCTGCTCCCGAGCCTCTTCAACAACACCAATACCTTCTATGCGGCGCAGATCAATGCCAGCATAAATCTAGTTCAGACGGCCCGGTTTGATAACGCCAGCATATTCTATGCCGCCACGGTCTCTGGTGGCAGCCCAGTGCCGATCCCGTACCACCCGTGGTGCGCTCGCGATGCCATGGTGATTGAAGAACTCGCCCGGCAGAACATATCGATACCGCAGTTGGCGCGGCAAAATATGGTCATAACGCAACAGCCGCGAGGGCCTATGCCCAACCCCGGCTGTTAGTTTACACAAGCGCCGCCTTTTGATACATAACAGCGGCCAGAGATGCTCGCTCACGATAGCGAGCTGCTGCCTTCACCACGCGAGCAACATCTTATGGCCTACTCCGGCACGGTATCGCAGACGACATTCAACACGCGGCGCGTGATTGAGCACGCCGCGCGTCGGTGCAAGATGCCAGCGCAGGCGTTGAGCGCCGAACACATCGACATAGCCGATGACCTCCTGTATCTGCTGCTGTCTGATCTGGCCAATCAGGGCGCGCCGCTGTGGTGCATTCAGAAAAGCATCTATCCGCTCTACGAGGGCGTCAACTACATCACGACCTACGAAGGCACCGTAGACATCCTCAACTCCAACCTGCGTTGGCTGCAGGAGGTTAGCGGCACGGACACCGACACGGCGACCACGCGTATCACCGAGTTCACCAGCGCGACGGCTGTCGGTACGGTCGGTATCCTATGGTCGGCGACTGCCGTACCGGTTGAGTTCTCTCGCTCGGACGATGGCTTGACGTGGGAGATTATTCAGTCTGAAGTGCCCAGCGCATCGGCTGGGGAGTGGACTTGGTACGATCTAAACAGCGTCGTCTCGGCCACGTACTTCCGCGTGCGGGCCACCAGCGGCAGCCTCGGTTTCAGCCAGATATACCTCGGCAACACGCCGACGGAGATACCGCTCGCGAGGCTGAACCGGGACGACTACACGAACCTGCCAAACAAGCAGTTCACCAGCGACCGCCCCCTGCAATACTGGCTTGACCGTCAGAGCCTGTCGCCGGTCATGAACCTGTGGCCGGTGCCAAATGCTGCCGCAACAGTTATGCAGGTGGTCGTCTGGGCGCATCGGCACATCATGGATGTCGGCACCATGACGCAGGAGATCGAGGTACCGCAGCGCTGGTACGAGACGATCGTCGCCATGCTCGCGGCGAAGATGGCCATGGAATATATTGAAGTCGATGCCGCTGTCATTCCCATGCTCGACGCCAAGGCGCAGGCGACGCTCTACCAGACCCAGCAGGAGGAGAGCGACAACTCGCCGCTCAACATCGCGCCGAATATCGGCCCGTACACGAGGTAACGCCATGCCAGTCTTCCTCGACACGCGCGGCAATTCCACCATCGCCATCGCGATCTGCGGCCGGTGCAGCCGCAAGTTTCCGTATGATGAGCTGATGCCGGACCCCAACTACCCCGGCTTGCGCGTCTGCAAGGACGACCTCGACGAATACGACCCCTACAGGCTCCCGGCTCGGCAGACGGAGAATATCGCTCTCCGCTTTCCGCGCCCAGACACACCGCTGGGGCCGTAACGATGCAAGGGAGCAGCTTTAGACCACTACGGCAGCAGGGTCGCTCCACCTTGCCGTGTGGCGGCGTCGGCGTGACCTCCTCCCTCCCCGCGCGCCGACGCCGTTACACAATAGGGACTTAGAATATGGCTACGATAAAAATAAGTGAACTCTCCGCAGCCACTACCCCACTCACCGGGGATGAGCTGCTTGAGTTGTCACAACTCTCTGGTGGGATTTACGGAAGCGTGCAGGCCGAGGCGGCTGATGTCGCCTTCGCCGGAACCAAGTACGGCTCCTTCTACGATATCACCGACCAGACAGGTAGTGTCAGTGCCGCGACCGCTGTGAAGTTCGGCACGAACGACATCAACACCAAGGGCGTCACCGTCGTCTCCTCGGGCGGCAACGCCACCCGCATTACATATGCCGCCGCTGGCACATATATGATCTCGCCTAGCCTACAGTTCGCGAACAGCGCCGCCTCTGACCACGATGTCACGGTCTGGCTGGCCAAGCAAGGCACCGCCATAACAGCGACGGCGACCCTAATTACGGTCCCAAAAATCGGGGATGGCGGTAATGCGTTTTTTGCGTCCGTATTCTACGTCACGGTGACGGCAGGCCAGTATGTTGAAGTCATGTGGCTACCGGAGAACGTGGCCGTCACTGTCGATCACACCGCCGCAGGGGCTATAGCGCCGGCTGTTCCATCCTCCATCGTCGTCACCCAAAGGATTAACCTGTGATTGAACAACTGATCGCGCGGGTCTTCTACGCCCGCAACTTTGCTCACTTTGAGCATTGGCGCGCCAAGGGTGACGGCAGCTTTGCCAAGCACTCTGCGCTAGGCAGCTTTTATGACGACATCATTGACGCCCTCGACCCGCTTGTTGAGGCGTATCAGGGTGCGTTTGAGATTATCGGAAACATACCCGCGCCCGACACGAGCCAGAGCAACATCCTCAAACTACTTGAAGCAGATGCTGAGTGGATTGAAGAAAACCACGAAAGCGTGTGCCAAGGAAACCGTGCGCTGGCCAACCTGCTTGACACTGTCACTGGCACTTACCTCTCCGCCATCTACAAACTGCGGAACTTGAGGTGAGTGTCTTGGACTACCAGTTTCTGTTCAACATTGTCTTCGGCGTGGCGGGCTTTCTCGGAGGGTGGGTCTTGAACAATCTTTCCAAAGCCATTGAGCGCCTTGATGTTGATGTGCGCGCCATGCCGCACACCTATGTCTCCAAAGACGACTGGCGCGAGGCCATGAAAGAGATGAAGGACGAGATGAGCCGGGGCTTCGACAAGATCGACGACACACTCAAGACGATCTTCAAGAAGCTGGATTACAAAGAGGACAAGTCTCGGTGAAGTTCCAGCTCATCGATGCTTGGACGCGCGAATGGTGGCGTCGGTGGTCGATGTGGCTTAACGCCATCGGAATGCTGTTTGTGCCTGCGAGGCTGGCTGCGCAACCCAAGCTACACCGGGAGTTGTGACATGGATATTCTCGGCAAGCTCTCCCAGTATTTTGTCAGAGATGAAACGGCGGGTTATGCGCGACCGGTTGAGCCGCCGCACGTTCTCCCTATGGAGAAGTTTTCTCCCCCGCGACGAAAGCGCCTCGCAGCCGTTGTTGGCGCGCTTGTTATCGCTGGGTTGATTATTGTTGTTGCGCAGCGGGAAGGCAAGAGCAACGAGCCAGACCGCGACACCGCTAACTGCGAAGAGTGTTTTACCAAACATCGGGTGGCGGTGGAAGCGTACCCTAAGAAATGATATGAGGCCCTGATGGCTACCACAATGACCTTCGCGACGCTAAAGCAAGACGTGCAGCGCTATCTTGAGCGCGGCGCGACCTTGGCATCGGACCCTATTGTCTACGAGCAGATACCGCGCCTGATTAACATCGCAGAGCGGCGGATTGCTCGTGAACTCAAGGTTCAGGGCTTCATCAACGTCGTAACCTCTACTCTGACTACTAACCAGTCGGTCTACGACAAGCCCGACAGGT